GCTAAGAAACGTTTGATCGTGGCTATAGCTGGAAAAGCATGGGGCAAGACCACTTTCAAGGAGAGCTGTCGTGCATCGCCAGTTAAAGTAGTTGACATCGATGATATTGTTGAGGAGACTCCGGAGGTCAGGCTGATGCGGGCTAAAGCTTTGCGAGGAAAGGTGAGTTGGTCATCCGTAGCTGATGTGCACTACCGAGGTGTGGCTGAGAAAGTTTTTCGTATCTCACCTGACATCTTGTTGCTCCACTCGGGTATCGAAGGGGTGCTTGATGATTTACGTGGTTATTTTGCAATTGAAGAATGGTTGGTGGCAGCGCCGGCTGAGGACGAGATAGAGCGTAGGATTGTTGCCCGTGGAGAAGTGTTCGATGTGGAAAGCGAGGTTACAGAGGCGAAGCTCAACTTAAGAGCATTACGTAATTATGAACCTTCGAAAGGAATCGCCGGATCAAACAGCGGTACTTGGACTGAACTATGGAATCGTGCACTGGTCGAGGTGTTGAGGACAACTAAACAGGCGCGTGATTTAGATGAGAATGTGATGTCTGTAGCTGAGCGCATAGGTGGTGTGTTCGAAGAGAGAGCTAAACGAGTGCGTGAGAGGATAGAAGAGCTGGGTCCGCTCGGGGTATTCTTAGGTGCGCATTTGAATGTGAACGATCTGATTGATAGGCGCGGCATTGAAGGTGATATCGTTGAAATGGGTGCAATGAGACAGGATAGGAATGAAGTGGCGCTTTGTGCTTATTCGCTGTTGTGTATGGACTTCCCGGTACAACTGGTAGTACGAGGGGTAACCATTAAACGCTTGTGTGAGGCAGCGCTCAATCCGTTGCCTGATACTGGGACGCGTCCTGTCGTAAATATCATTAAGAAGGTTGATAGAAGGAACGCCTATCCGCTCAAGTCTCATCCAGGAGCGCAGAATAAGGTTAATGTGTACGCGAACGAGGTTTTTTCACGTTGTAACGAATTAATCCCAGCTCTGAAGGAGAAGATATTGGATTCTACGCGTTACCACGACGGTTTCAGTGATGATCAGTTGTCCTCGATGATCATGTACAGTGTCGTGCTTAATCCGTATTTCGACAACGCTCCTGCTATAGTGACTAGAATGATACGTCATCCGAAAGGTTGCAAATCGTTGACCAGTGCTCTTAAGAGTTTAGGGCTTAACGCGAACAAGTTCGGTGCAGTGTTGACGGAGTGCGAGGCTTTGCTTGGTCGAGGAGCCGTTGTGCCCCACCCAACGGCGGATGCTGATTATAGGGTTGATGCCAGGAGTGAGCGTTTGAAAACCACCTTGCATACGATTGATGTCGAGCTGTTGAGGCCTTGTATTCGCCAAGTGATAGCGAGAGAGTGCCCGAAGGAAGTAGAGTTCGAGTCGGTAGAGGAATTTTGGAGAGAGAGATGGGAATGGTGTGTCAATGGGGCGCACTCGAAGCTAATTGAGAGGATCCACCCAGGATTGGTGAACCCGGGCCCGAAATTGTCGAAGATGCGAGTGCATCGACGCGTTTTTTCTGAGCTGCTCGCTAGTGAACCGGTTACAGGATGGGATGGTCATTCGTATTTCTCGTTGAGTTGGAAGCTTGAGTGTGGCAAGACTAGGGCGATATACTCGGGTGACTCAATAACCTATTTTGGTTTTGAGCATTTAATGAAACCGGTGGAGAGGTCTTGGAAGAATGTGCGGGCTATTTTGAATCCGGGATCGTTTGGCACGTGGAAGGTTGGAAAGAGGATTAAAGGTATGAGGAAACGTGGGCCCGTGAATGTGATGCTTGATTACGATGATTTCAATTCGCGGCACCGCACAGAGTACTTGGTGGCGGTGATCGAGGAGCTGTGCGCACATGTGGGTTATCCAGCTGAGTTAGAGGAGAAGCTGAGGTGTAGTTTGCTTAACAGTCACGTTTACAATAAAGGCAAGGAGGTTGGCATGTTAGCTGGTACGTTAATGAGTGGTCATAGGTGCACAACATTTTTCAATACGGTTTTAAATGAGGCATACATACGTTATGCTTTTCCTGCCATAACGAAGCTGAGTAGTATGCACGTCGGTGATGATGTATACGTCAGTACTCCGAGTTTTGAAGTGGCTAAGGCGTTGTTGGATGGGTGCAAGGCAGCTGGTTTAGCAATGAACCCGCTCAAGCAGAGTATTGGTATTTACTGCGCGGAGTTTTTGAGGGTAGCTTACGGTCAGGTGTGTGCGTTTGGTTATGCGGCGAGGTCGGTGGCGACTTGTGTGAACGGGAATTGGGCCGGTGAGGTGCGTCTAAGCGCGGAAGAGGGTTTGAAGAGCATCATAGGCCACGCCTGGACGCTTTGTAATCGAGCACAGAACATAACTATCGGTGCGTTGTTGGTGTCGAGTGTCAAGAGGATGTGTAGGATAAGTTCGACCCTAGCGAGGAACCTGCTCACAGGGAAGGTAGGTCTGAGCGATGGGCCAGTGCGGTTAAACGGAAATTATGTGGAGTCGGTGCAGTTGGATATAGATAGTGAGGCTGAAGAGCAAGAGGTTCTTGATGCAGCTAGAGGTCTTGGTGAGAATGCGACGATAGATTACTTGACTTATTGTAGTACGCCTTTGGAGCGAATGGTTATGGAGCGGGTCGGTGGTGACATGGTTGGTATGATGAAATGTGCTTCCTATAGGAAGACTATGATTTCTTCACTGACCAGTTCGACTAACTCGCGAGCAGCCGCTGTGACAAAGGTGACCTTTAAGACCAGGGCAATCTGTTCTCGTGTAGCAATCGAGGCGGCTGGCTGGGGTCGGGAGAAGCTTGGTTATTTAGCCGGTCACCCGTTAATTCAATTGGTGAAGAACAGGATTGATAGGGTCTTGTTGGCGGAGTTGTTAATGTTGTCTGGGTCACCAGTTTGGAGCGGTCCGGAGATGGAAATATATGCGTGGGGCAGACGAAGCAGGGCGTTAGCTTTCACGGGCGCTGTGACTTATGCGGATGCAGGTGCGTTGTGTTCGAAGACAGTGGAGGATGTTGTTGAAGTGAGCTACAGTTGCTATGCTTAGTGGATGGATGCAATCGAGCGGTTGGC